GTCAGGTCAGCTCAGTCCCATCTCTGGTAGACACGCTGACGGTTATCCCAGTTACGGCAGAAATTCCGGCACAGAAACACAGACGGACATGGTTTTTCGAAACTATGCTAGTCGCTTGCCTGAAGTGTATTCGGGCCATCCCAACCGTATTGAACGCTACAATCAGTACGAAAACATGGACATGGATAGTGAAATCAATGCATGTCTAGACATCATTGCTGAATTCAGCACACAAATGAACGAGCAAAACGGCACGCCATTTGACGTCAAGTACAACGACAAGCCCACTGATCATGAAATTGACATTGTTCGCAAGCAGTTGCAACAGTGGGTTAAACTAAACAAACTGGACCAACGCATATTCAAACTGTTTCGCAACACCATCAAGTATGGCGATCAAATTTTTGTACGTGACCCACAAACATTTGAAATGATGTGGGTTGACATGAGCAAGGTGGCTCGAGTAATTGTGAACGAATCAGAAGGCAAACGTCCTGAACAGTATGTGATTCGTGACATCAACCCCAACTTCCAAAACATGACTGTGGCAGCAAAGACTACCACAGACTACATGACCAACCCTACCACAGGTTCTGTAGCAGGCAACACCAACTACACCATGCCCAACGGCGGCACAGGTGGTGGCGTGGGCAACAGTCGTTTCATGCAGGCCATGAACGAAGTGTGCCTAGATTCCAAGCACGTGGTACACATGAGCTTGAACGAAGGCCTGGATGTGTTCTGGCCATTTGGCAAAAGTATCTTGGAAAACATTTTCAAGGTATTCAAGCAAAAAGAACTGCTGGAAGACGCTATCCTGATCTATCGTGTGCAACGTGCCCCGGAGCGACGAATCTTCAAGATTGACGTGGGCAACATGCCCAGCCACTTGGCCATGGCGTTTGTGGAACGAGTCAAGAACGAAATGCATCAGCGCAGAATCCCCACTGTCAGCGGTGGAGGCGGCAACATGATGGATGCCAGCTACAATCCACTCAGTATCAACGAAGACTATTTCTTTCCACAAACAGCAGACGGTCGTGGTAGTAGTGTAGAGACACTACCTGGCGGTCAAAACTTAGGCGAAATTGACGACTTGAAGTATTTCAACAACAAGATGGCTCGTGGACTGCGTGTGCCTTCGAGCTATTTGCCCACAGGTCCTGATGACTCAGGTGCTACCATGAACGACGGCAAAGTGGGTACTGCACTGATTCAAGAATATCGTTTCAATCAGTATTGCGAGCGACTACAGCAACTGATTGCACAGAAGCTGGATGACGAATTCAAGATGTTCTTGAAGTGGCGTGGTTTCAACATTGATTCAGGCCTGTTTTCAATTGGATTTAATGCACCACAAAACTTTGCCAGCTATCGTCAAAGTGAACTGGACAACACTAGAATTCAAGCTTTCCAAGGTCTAGAGCAATTGCCCTACATGAGCAAGCGATTCTTGCTGGAACGCTTCTTGGGCTTGACTGAAGAAGAAATCAAGAAGAACGAAGAGATGTGGCGCGAAGAACGCGATGAGCCTGATGCACAACCTACCACAGGCCAAGACCTGAGATCAGTGGGTATCACACCTGGCGGACTTGAAGGCGATGTAACCACAGGTGAAGAAATAGCCGGTATGGAACCAGCGGCAGCAGGTGGCCCAGCTGATGCAGGTGCGCCAGCGCCTGCAGGCCCAGGTGCAGCAGCACCACCACCGGTATAAATACCAGCATGATTCTCAATGAATTTTTTAAAAAAGAACCTGAAGCATATCAGGACCTGTCGCAGGACAACAGTCAACCTGAGCTGGGAGACCTGCGCAAAACTCGCTTGACGCTGAGACAAATCAACAAGCTACGCAAAATGAACGATGTGCGAACATACGAGTACAAAGAAAAACTCAAACTGGTTCGCCAACAATATGCCCCACCACCTGCACCAATTGCTTAACTTTGGCAATTTAGCACAGTTTTTACCCCATAAACCACAGAGTTTTTACATGTTGTGTAAATAACAACATACTTTACCTAACAGGAGTTTACCATATGAACAAATTTGAACAATTGATCGAATACGTGATCAATGATGACACACAAAAAGCTCAAGAGCTTTTCCACGAAATTGTTGTGGAAAAAAGCCGTCAAATCTACGAAGACATCATGTCTGAAGAAGAAATCGACGAAGCTGAAGAAGGCGAAGACCTTGAAGAAGGCGACATGGGCGGTGACGCTGCTGATCAATTGATTGACAATGTTGAAGCCGAAGAACAAGACGACATGAACATGGAAGCTGCCGGCGATGACGAAGGCATGGACGACATGGGCGATGACGAAGGTTCAGACGACATGGGCGGCGATGATTTTGGTGGTGACGACATGGGTGGCAGCGACGAAGCAGCTACCAAAGACGACATCATGAATCTAGAAGACAAGCTGGACCAGTTGATGGCAGAATTTGAAGACCTAATGGGTGGCGACAACGACATGGGCGACGGCGACGGTTTTGGACCTGACGAAGGCGGTGACGCTATTGAAATGGACGACACTGAAGAAATGGAACCAGGCATGATGGAATCTTTGGATCTCAAAGCAGCCCCAAAGCCAGTGACTAGTGAAGAAGGTGGCGTGAACAAAAAGTCCACAGTGGCTGCAAACGCAGGCGCACGTGGCGCAATGGCCAAGCCAGTACACACCGGTGCTGACATGGGCGGACACCACGATGCAAGCCCATACAAGAACACAGTAAAAGAACTTGGTGCACCTAGCACACAGGAAGCTGGCAAGAAAGCATTTAAAACTGCTGCTCCAAAGCCAGTAACTGGTCAAGCTAGCGGTGTTAACACCCGTAGCATTACCCCAGGCGGACGCGGTTAATTAATGAAAACTCTAAGAGAACAACTTACCTTTAATCAGGCCAACATTCAGGTTCTTGAAGAATCTGATGGCCATGGTAAGAATCTCTACCTCAAAGGCATCTGCATCGAAGGCAACAAGCGCAATGCCAATGAGAGAATTTATCCTCTACATGAAATATCCAAGGCAGTTAACACAATCAATCAGCAGATTAGAGAAGGTAACTCAGTACTAGGTGAAGTAGACCATCCTGATGATCTGAAGATCAACCTGGATCGTGTTTGCCATAGCGTGGAAAACATGTGGATGGAAGGCGATGCTGGATGTGGCAAGTTGAAAATTTTACCAACTCCCATGGGCGAGTTGATAAAAACTTTGCTGACATCTGGTGTCAAACTTGGAGTTTCCAGTCGTGGCAGCGGCAACGTTGACGACAGAACAGGACATGTGAGTGACTTTGAAATAGTCACAATCGATGTGGTTGCCCAACCCAGTGCGCCCAATGCGTATCCCAAAGCAATTTATGAAAGCATGATGAACATGAAATATGGTCATAGACTGCTGGAGATTGCTAAAGAAGCTGGTCAAGACAACAAAGTGCAAAAGTATCTCAAGGGTGAAGTTGTAAAACTCATTCGAGAACTTAAAATCTAAGGAGAATCTACTAATGTTAGATGCAATCAAACCATTGCTAGATAGCAACTTGATCACCGAGGAAACTCGCCAGGAGATCAACGAAGCTTGGGAAGCCAAGCTAAGTGAAGCTCGTGAACAAGCTCGCACTGAACTTCGTGAAGAGTTCGCGCAACGCTACGAGCACGACAAGACAGTCATGGTAGAAGCCCTAGATAGAATGGTAACAGAAGGTCTCACCGCAGAGATTCAACAAGTGGCAGCTGAAAAGCGTCAGTTGGCAGAAGATCGCGTGCAGTTTCAACGCAAGATGGGCGAAAGCGCCACAAAGTTCAACAGCTTTATGGTAACAAAACTTGCAGAAGAAATTGGCGAATTGCGCAAAGACCGACAAATGCACAGCGAAGGACTTGAAAAACTTGAGTCGTTCATGGTGCATGCTCTAGCTCGTGAAATTCAAGAATTTGCCGCAGACAAGCGTGATGTAGTGGAAACAAAAGTCCGCTTGGTCCGTGAAGCTCGTAGCAAACTTGAAACTCTCAAGTCACGTTTCGTCAAGGAAAGTGCTGAGAAAATGAGCCGTGCTGTTAGCAGTCATCTAAAGGCTGAACTAAACCAATTACAAGAAGACATCAAAATTGCTCGTGAGAACAGTTTTGGTCGTCGTATCTTTGAAGCATACGCAGCAGAATTTGGCGCTACTCATCTCAATGAGAAAGCTGAAGTTCGTACACTGCATGCATTGCTGACTCAAAAGGATCAGCAACTGGCGGAAGCCATTAAACTCACCGAGAAGGCTAAGGTCGTCGTTGAGTCCAAAGAACGCGAAATACGTATGATTCGTGAATCCAATGAGCGTCAAAGCACAATGGAAATGTTGCTGGCTCCTTTGAACAAGGAAAAAGCAGATGTAATGCGTAATTTGCTCGAAAGCGTACAAACAGCTCGTCTGAAAAACGCATTCGAAAAGTATCTACCAGCAGTGTTGGAAGACCGCAATGTGAAAGCTTCTAAAGTGATCACAGAATCGGTTACCGCAGTTACCGGTGATAAGACTGTTCCTAACCGTGATGTCGAACAGGAAGACCGCAGCAATGTGATCGACCTCAAGCGTTTGGCTGGACTGTAATTTAAACTATAGGAGACTTAAATGTCAGAACAACTATTAGAAAGCCGCTGGGGCGAGACCAAAGAAGCATTGCTTGAAGGTCTAAACGGTACCAAGCGCAATAGCATGGGTGTTATCCTCGAAAACACTCGCAAGTACTTGAAGGAAAACGCTTCCGCAGGTTCCACCGCTGCTGGTAACATTGCCACACTTAACCGTGTGATTCTGCCTGTTATCCGTCGTGTAATGCCAACAGTTATCGCTAACGAGTTGGTAGGCGTTCAGCCAATGACTGGTCCAGTTGGTCAAATCCACACTCTGCGTGTTCGCTACGCACAGAGCTTGACTGACACTTCTGCTGCTGCAACTAGCGTTACAGCTGGCCAAGAAGCATTGAGCCCATTCACTATTGCTACTGCATACAGCACTGTGCCGAAAGACACAAGTTCTACGGCAAACTATACTGGTGCTAACACAGCAGTTATGGAAGGCAACGGCGGTAAGCAAATTTCCGTGCAAATCTTGAAGCAGGCTGTTGAAGCCAAGACTCGCAAGTTGCAAGCACGTTGGACTTTTGAATCTGCACAAGATGCACAAGCTATGCATGGTATCGACGTTGAAGCCGAAATCATGGCAGCATTGGCTCAAGAAATTACAGCTGAAATTGACCAAGAGATTCTCTTGAGCCTACGCAGCTTGGCTTCTACTGAGTTCACATACAACCAAGCTACCGTTTCTGGTACTGCTACATTCGTTGGTGACGAACACGCTGCTTTGGCTGTGTTGATCAACCGTGTTGCTAACTTGATCGCTCAGCGTACACGTCGTGGCGCAGGTAACTACGCTGTTGTCAGCTCTGCAGCTTTGACAGTGTTGCAATCTGCAACTACTAGCGCATTTGCTCGTACTACAGAAGGTACTTTTGAAGCTCCTACAAACACCAAGTTTGTTGGTACACTGAACGGCGCTATGCGTGTGTTCGTTGACTCTTATGCTAGCGACACAACACCTGTGTTGGTTGGTTATAAAGGTTCTTCAGAAGCTGACGCTCCTGCATTCTACTGCCCATACATTCCATTGATGAGCAGTGGTGTTGTATTGGATCCAACAACATTCGAACCAGTCGTGAGCTTCATGACTCGTTACGGATACATTGAACTAACTAACACTGCATCATCTTTCGGTAATGCTGGTGACTATGTCGGAGAAATTGCTGTTTCCAACTTGTCTTTCTCCTAATCAGAGATTGCACCCAAACAAAAACCCGCTTCGGCGGGTTTTTTGTTGGCAGCAGTATCATAAGTAAAGTATGGCCAATCCACCACCCTACACCAACATCACAGGCATAAGTCGTGCCGCGATGAAGGACAATGCTCAAGAGACATTGGCCAACTACAACGGCAATGCTAGACCTGGAGAACTTGTGGTAGATCAAACCACAACCATCTTGTACATAGGCAATGCACTAGGCGCACTCACAGCAGTGGCCACACCATCGGGTGCAACAACCTGGGCACTGTTGAGCAACAAAACTGGTGCATCAGGGCCTACAGAAATAGCCCTGGGTCAAAATGCTGGATTTGACGGCCAGGACGCAGACGCAATAGCAGTTGGTAAAAATGCTGGCCAAGGCGGCCAATTTGCGGCAGCAATATCAAT